TTCTGGAGTTCCCTTGATTTTTTTGACAAAGAGACATTTTAAATCTTGCTATGAATTAATAAACGACAATGAGAAATGATTACTACAGAACAAAAAAAGTTAATGGTTATGACTCTAAAACCGAATGTAAGAGAGCATTGGAATTAAAGCTACTAGAAAGAGCGGGAGAAATAAGAGATCTACGCGAGCAAGTAACATTTGAACTACAGCCAGCTTTTAAGAATAACCAAGGAAAGGCGGTGCGAAAAATGGATTATATCGCAGACTTTACCTATTATGATAATAAGCTAAAAGCTAATGTTGTAGAGGAAAGTAAAGGATTTAAAACAGAAAAGTATAGATTGAAAGCTAAGATTTTTCAATTTAAGTACCCAGAGCTTTTTTTTATTGAATCTGGGCTTTCAAAAAAGAAAAAAAGATGATAGGTATAATACAGGTTAAAAATAGGTATAATTTTACCTGTAATAAATTTTAAAGGCAGATATTCAATTATGTATTCTAGCGTTACTGTAGCTTATTGAGTTCTCTTATTTCAGCGACATGTTCTTTAGAATTGCCGCATTTTATACATTCAATTATTCCAATTCGTATGCCTGATATTTTACCAACTTTGCTTATATACCAGCGGTAACTATGTTTACAGAATAATCTTGATAAATAATTAATTCTGATAATTTTTTTCATAAAATTTCCTATAACAGAGCGCCCACAGAGATATGGTAGCGCTGATTAATCGGTCAATGAGTTAATCAGCGCCCATATGTAAATAAGCCAGTATAATTGACCCATTTAGCATGCAATCAATGCAGATTATAAATTATGCTGGTTTAATTAGCAATTAAAAAAATATGACAAAAATAAAAAAATTTTTACCAAAAGCGATTTGTGGTTCAGAAAAAACCACTTTAAAAATAGGGAATATAGAAATTCCTTGCTATGTTTTAGACAACAAGACCAGAGTATTATCTGGCAGAGGCATTCAAAATGCTCTTGGATTTGATCCAAAAAGCGCCGGCGATGGATTAATTACAATGCTAGGCAATAAGCGGTTCCAAAGCAATTTTTTTGACAAAACTACTCATATTTTACGCCGGCTTCAAGATGAAAAAATTGAATTTGAAAGGAATACTTCAGTTTTATGAGACATTTTATCCAAGAATAAAGGTGGCAATTTTATCTATTGAACCTTCAAATTCAGATAGGATATCTTGATCCGGTATTATTATACCTCTCTTATTTTTATCGTAGTGCTTTTTCCAAGCAGAACTTTCTCCATTATGCAGCATATCCACCAAATCCCAAGCCGATTTTTCTCCATAAGAAGCGCAAGAAATAAAAAGGCTTTTTGCTTTATTTTCTTCGGTCATTTCATTTATTGCTGGCGTTTCAACTTCTCCAGAATCGTCATCTTTTAAAATAGCCGCCCTAGAAGATACGCCAATTGGATTTTTCCCATGGTCTTTAAATTCTTTGTAAACAGATGGTATAACTGGGCCTAATTTCCAAGCCTGAATTTCATCATTAAAAAGTTTTTCATTAAAAAGAGATAAATGAACGCCATAAGCAAAATATAACAGCTTTTGCAACTTAAGATTGGTTAAATCGCTAATGTTTCTTTTATTTAGATTCTCTATTATGTAATTTGTGGCTGCAAATGATTCTTTCATGCTTATATTTAAATTGTGATGTTTTCTTTAATTCTGCTTGAAACAAATTTTATTGTCAAATATTTTTATATGCATTAAGTGTATAATCACCTAAGTGAGTCTGTAAATATCAAAATCTGGATCTTTCTTGCGTATTATTCCGCCATACATGTCAATTTGCCTAAAATCAGAAATCCAACCTTTGGGCGTATTAAGGCAAATATGGCCATGGGGTTCATACTGGATAATGCAAAGATCACCTATTTCTGGCTTATATAGAAGCTTGTCAACACTGGGGTAACTAAACACCTTTACAAATCCTAACTTCTCGTAAATTGGGCCGTAATCCTTAGCGCTTTCAGTTCTAGGTATAAATTTTCTTAAAGCAAAGTCAAAAGACTCACGAACTATTGTCGCACACCTGCCGCACTTCTTTTTGTCGTATTTTGGCTGCGCCTTCCTAATTAAAAACTCACAAGCCTTATCTATAATTTCATTCATACACAAGATAGTTTATCTTTAGCGCAAAGACAGTTATACTTTAGAATAATTTCTTTATCCTGCCTAGCTTGAATTTCTGGCTTCCTTAGCTCTATTTTCTTCGCATCAAAGCAGAAAGAATCAATATAAATCTTCTCTTTTGCGCAAGCGGTTATTAAGCTCATCATTAGAAAGATTATTAATTTTACGCTCTTCGATGATACTTTGCCTAAGTTTTTCGTTGATTGTTTTTTCATTATCTAGCTTGAGTTCGTTTTCTTTTGATTTACGGCCTAAGTTGTATACGCCAAAAGCTGCTGCTATCGTAGCTACCAAGGCAATCAATATATCTTTTATTTTTAAAAAAATATTCATTATTTCCCTACAAAAATTTTGATAAAGTCAAGAATACAACCATTTTTTGATTGATAAAAAAACACAAGGCAAAAAGTTGGTACAATAATAATACCAGCGTAAACTAATAGCCAGAACATTCTATCTGCTAACTTTCTTGCGAAGTCTTTATCGGAGGTAATCACCTCTACAATCTCCTCTTTTATTGTTGGTTTTATGTTGTCGCTCATTTTAGTTTAAGATTAATTTTTTCTAATACGTCTATCGTTCTAAGCATCTCTTCTTTGGTGCCAATTGAAGCAACAATTTGATTAAGATGAGAATGCAAGTCTTTTCTAGAATCTAAAAAGTCCTCAAATTTCTTTTCTATTTTTTCAAAGCGAGCGTGCCTCTCCTCCATTCTGTCAACAAAATTTTTTAGAGAGTTAGTAAGTGATATTAGCTCTATATTAATTTCATTCTTTGCAATAGCAATCTTTGCATCAACCACACTCTCACTTAATAGCACTTCTTGATTCTTTTCAAGTTCATTTATTCTAGAGTTGAAGCCTTTCCAAATATAAATGGCAAGTGCTATTACTATTGCTACCAGGTATGCAGCGATTTCCTTAAAATCTATCATTTGTTTGATTCTATTATTTCTTTAAAAAACTGTTGTATAACTTCGTGGGTATCTGAATAAATAACGCTCATGTCATTATTCAGATATACCCACCTTTTATCTAAATCTATATAAGTAACCCTGTGTATCATTCTAAACCCCTAATTCCCCATTCATTCGTATAAATCCTGCTGTAGCGCTGTAGCCAGAAGTTCCTGGAACTAGAGCGATATAGCCATCAATAACTATAGAAGCACCTCTTGTCGAAAGAACGTTTGAGGTGATCGAAGATCCCGAAGAAGTTTGAGAAATACCACCAGGAATTTGAAAATTTACAGCACTAACCTCTAAAACTGGCGTAGGTGTGATAGCCATTGTGTTAAACACGGTATTAAAGGCAACTGTTGTAGTGCTCGCTGCAATTCCGCTCGCACCAACGCTTACTAACTTGGTAAATCGAGCGCATTTTTCAGCAAGAATTGCCGATGAATCATTAAAATAATCGGTAGAAGTTGCACCATACTCTAGTTTGCAATTCGATACATCTAGCGTATAATTTAAATCAACCACTACCTCCGTCCAGATGAAGACTATTAAATTTTGAAGACTAGAACTTGCTACTCCTGTTATTGGAGTTACTGGATTCCAAGTTGTTTTATTATTGAAAGATCCTGTAGCAATTACAGTAAAGGAAGACGAAAAGAAGTTTCCCGGAGTGTAGGTCGTAGAAGTCCAATCATTTACTAAGTTTTTTGGTGGTACATCAATTGTGCCGTCCCATTCTAAAATAGCGTAACGAAGTGGCTTTGGAATAGAGCATCTGGATTGAAATGATAGGGTTAGTTGTGATCCTCTATACCACCTAGAATCTCTCGCTTCAACTATTTGAGCCATCCCCATCATTTGTGCTGCCCCCTGACTCTGCTGAAACCTGCAATTAGTAGCAATGCCATCTTGTTGTAGTGTTTGAGCAGAGAAAGTTACAAAGCTTGTTTGTGTTAATCCATACCACTTATTAATAAAATAGTCTCCACTATTTACGACTGTAGGAGATCCACTATTAATTTGATTATTGGAGAATGCTCCATTTATCAATAAATTATTGTTAAGAGGCTGTGGAAAAGTTTGAAATGTTGGCGGAACACCAGATCCATTATTTGTAAGAACTTGTCCTACCTCATTTGCACTGTCTATTTCTAAAGTACCTATTATAGTTTTTGCCATATATTATTTTAATTTAAAGTCCAAGTTCCGAGATTATTAATAGCTACCCATTCAAGACCATTATAGACTATACCAAGATAAGACCCTTGAGTAAGCGATTCTACATATCCGCCAGCAGAAGATTGCGCACCAGCGATTCTTATGGTGTCTGATCCATTAGCGATAACCTTTAAGCCAAAAGTGCTATCTACATTGAAATAGAAGGTCATGCCTAATACTGGTGCTGGCAATTGATATGCCGCTTCTTCAGAAGCCCCTATATTAGTAAAAATACCAAGGCTGTCATTTTCTGTTAATGCGTACGGAGAAGCTGCCGAGGAAGTAGGGGTTGAAATTGTTTTTTTGCCTGTAATTTCTCCTCGCGGGCCGATAGAACACATCAGAATATCTAATCCTGGCCCACCAAATCCAAGATATAGATAAGAATTTGGAGAACTAACAGAACTAGTTTGTGCTGCTGAGGCATTCGTTGGGTCAGTTAGCTTTATTACAAAACCTGCTCCATTAGCACTATTAACAACCTCAAGGGCAGCTGAGCTATTATTACTTACAAGCTCCAATAAAGTGCCTACAGTGCCCGAAATAGTATTATCGGCAGCAATATTATCATTGCTAACTACTTTCCAATTTGCACTGCTAGATATAACATCTCCACTAGTATCAGGAAAATATGCTAATCCTCCGCTAGTAGATGTACCTGGCCCAGATACTTTAAGCTCTATGGCAGTAGCTGCCTGATCAATCGCTTCTTGTGTATTTGTAGCTGTAATAACTGATCCGCTAGGGGAATAAGTTACTTGAAGGGCGCTATAATCGCCTGCATCTGGCAAAACAGCTCCAGCTCTAGAATTAAAAGAAGTAACTCCGCTGCCACCTCCACCACCTCCACCATTAATAATTTTGTTGATGATTGTCATATATAAATAATTAAATTAAGCATTAGAATAGAATTTTACCACAAGCATTTTTTGGATTATGTCTGCATCAATGCTTCCTAATCCAGTTATTCTCAATATTAAATTTTCTGCTAAATCCTGAGTTCCAGCTACAGAAGAAACTGGATAAATATTATCACCTTGCAAAGTACTATTGTTAGATAATATTTCACAGCCAATTACTTGCGTAGTTGCTGACTTTCTTGCTATAGTTCCTTTTATTTGCCATGTGCCACCATTGGCTGCGTTTGCGTCAGTCTGTAGTATAGCTTGAGTGCCAAATATTACTTCTATAGTTTTATTATTTGCATTATTAGCAAATTCCCCCATTGCCAAGAACTCTAAATAATCCCCATCATTAGCAAACAAATTTGCTTGAATTTCATAATTCATTAAATCTGTTTGTATAGATCCCGCATTATCAACTTCAGCAGTGTCAATATAAATTGTTCCGCCAAGCTTAACGCCTATATTTCGTCTCATTCCTCTCCAAATGTCTTGGAAGAAATTATACCACCATGTATTAAAAAGCCCTCCTTCATCAGTAGCCTGCGTTCTTTGCGAAGGTAAAGTAATTATATTAGCCATTATGAATACCCAATAGAATAATTAAGATAAACGCCCGTAATAGCAAATCTAGATATTGGCTCACTAAAGCTTAATTTTACAATAAATGTCCTACACTGTCCTAATCCAGTCCAATATACCTCAGTTTCATACTGACCCAATGCACCGATTGGCTGTAATAATTCATCGCTAAGAGTGTTGCCACCATCAATAGAATTCTGCATCATTAATTGAGGATTACTGCCCTCTCCACTAGTTGCCCCAATGCCGGTATCCATCATTACAACCAATCTATCTACAGTAACTCTTGAAAACTTAGCAAATTGAGTTGAGGATATGGCATATCTTATAATATTAAGTCCATTTTCAGTCGGGGTGTCTAAATCTAATTCATGAATGATTCCAGTTTTATAATCGCCAACTAGATTTAGGTCGCTAAAAAAAGCAAAGCAATTCGGTCGCCATCTAATATTTTGTAAATTATCTGGGTTTCGGCTACTTCTTTTATGCCATAATTCTGTTGTAATATCAAAGCATACGGTTTTATTTTCACTAGGCGAAGTTAAGCAATAGAATTTATGACCTTCTTGTGTGTAAATAAAAGCAAAAGCATCATTGATATTCGCCCAACTTTCTAATTCTGCCTCAACTGGATAAGTAGAAATTCTTACTGGCGTATATCCCTTTGCGGTGTAAACTACTCTATCATTTCCAACCCAAAATAAACCAACTTCATCACTTGCAATTGTATATTTGCCCGCGCAGCCTCTTTCAATAAAAACGCCATTAATTCTTTCAAAAGTAAAAGCTGGGTTTGCAGAATTATACCAAACCTCTATAGTCCGTTGTTTAAAATGCCATAGCTCTCTATGATCTGCAAAAGTTCTTACTATGTTGTCAGAAGCGCCAGTAACAAACTCATTTTTTAAAGCGCTATAATCTGTTGTGTCATTAGATGCAGAATATTGAAATTCATTGCTTTCTAATTTTGCATTTACTGTAAAGCTATCAAGAGTGGTCGTAGATACTGATAAAAATACATCGGGATCTGCAATTTGTCCAAAAATAGTTCCATCAGTATAATACATTATGCCACTTTCTGTAAGAATAGTAAGCTGTTGGCCGTTTTCTGTCATTATTACTCTTCCTGGAGATGTCGCCATAGTTCCTAATAATGTAAAAACTTTGCTAGTGCTGACTTTATAAACTTCCAATCCACATACGACATATAAACTATTTCGCATGATCTCCATTCCGTAAATTGGATTTCCTTTATCTAGATTTAGCCAAGACTTTAATCCTGGCGTAGGATATAAAACTGATTTAAAGAATGAATCGGCGGGCGTAGGCTCAACATACAAATTCATGAGGTCTTCCGAGGACGCTAATCTGCTTCTTGACTGATATGTATTTATACCAAAATGAATTGGTGTGGTTTCTCCCATTAGTTAAATTGTCCTATATAAGTTTCTGTTGCTGGTTGGAAAAATATTGCTGTGTTTTCTCTATCGTAACCTTGCGCATCTTCTAGTGATTGCATTGCGTCGCCCTTAATACGCATTGCCTTTTCATCAGAAATGCCGTACTCATAACTTAGCATGTAAGCAAGATTGAGTATGATTGTTTGTAACCATTCCGTTGGAAAGTCAGCATTATTAATTAATGTGTCAAAATCAAAAAACTGCACCTCGTAAGTAAATTTTACAACAGAGCCTACAACCGAAGGCGAATTATAAACAAAAACTGTTCCATAAGTAAGTTTTGGCTCATAATAAACTTGCGTAACTTGTCCTGTATTATTTTTATTTGGCAAGTTATAATAAGTGTCTCTTGCCAGCATCGTGCAAGGGCTGAGATTATCATTTGAATCAATATACCTCGCACTTAATACTCTTTCTGGTCTGCCAAGCTTAGTCTGATATACCCACACTATATTATCACTAGAAGCGGCTGCTGTTAAAGCGCCAGTCAACCCGATTGTCGTGCCTGCAACGCTAGAAATTGTTGTCCAGTATATAGTCTCGTCATCTTGTTCAATGCCAATAAAATAGCCAACAACAAACCCAGTCGCGTCATCAACAATGATGCTTGAAGCTCCTGAAATAACATTGCCGTTTATCGCAGTTTCTGAATATGTATCAGTAGCATTTGCGGTTGAACCATCCAATTTATATGAATTTTGACCATTAACTAAAAATAAAGTTGCTTGGTTTGTTTTCCATAAATAAGTACCTGCATTTTTCCAAGATTTAAGCATTATATTTAGCGTATCAATGCCGCTTTGCATATCGGCCGCAGTTGGATTACGATTAGACGAAGCAACGCCTAATATTCTTATTC